ACACGCCTGCATCGTCACGGGATGCCAAGGCGGGTCAATCCTGTCCAATACCTGGCCGCGATACATCACTTGCCCGCCGTCAATGTTGCAACACGGCATCCCCTGAATGCCGTAGATGGGGCCGCCAGACAAGTCACCCAACTTCCAGGTGCGCCCATCCTCAGCCAACGCCCACCGCTCCGATTGCCCGTAACAGGCATTGGCTTCTGGGTGCTCATCCAGATAACCCGCTAATGCCTCAACGTAATCAGGCAATAACACATCATCGTCACTCAACCAGGCGATATAGTCCTCTGGCGGTATGTTGGCGACTATAGCGTTGTAGAATACGCCTGGAGGGTATCCCTGGTCAGCGTATTGCCCGACATCCTGCTCGCAGACGTGCACCACGCGCCGCCTGGTCGCCTGATCCCACAGGCTTCTCACCGCGTCACCAATCAGTTCACGCTTGTTCCACAACGTCAACACCCAGACCGCCATGCAATCGCTCCATTAGCCGTTGCCGATTGCGCTCGAATACCTGCCAGAACCGCTCCGAACGCTGGAGAGGGCGGCTGCTGACCGACTCCAGGTGGTGCAGCGGCAAGTCAATCTGCTTCAACGTGATGCCATGCGCCTGCGCCCGCGCTGAGATTTCGACATCAGCCCAGTACGCTGGCTCCTCAAACGTCAGGTCGTAGCCACCAATCCGCTCAAAATCTTCACGCCTGAATCCCCAACACCAACCGTCGAGATACTTGACGCCTTCCACCTCGCGTAACTGTGCGCCGCAGAAGACACCTGGTTCGATTGACTTTACCAACATACTCAGCCAACCGACCGCTCGCCTCACCACATCGTTGTTCAGAAACACGATGGTTTCATTGCGCGCCAGGCGGACGCCTTCAGTCAGGGCCTGTAGTTGGCTGTTGGTGTTGCGGTGTACGACAGTCATGCCGCAACGCCGCCCCAACAATTCATCCAGGCTGTGGGCCACTTCTGGTTCGCTGGCGTTGTCCATGATGAGCACCTCATCCGCGCGTTCACTGCCCACCGCCTCAGCGAAATCGCCAATCAGTTCGGGGTGATTCCACCACGGCACAATCACTGTAGCTCTGACTCGATTTCGGCCAATGCCTTTCGCCAAAACTCTCTCCCCACGATTTTGTCATCCAGGCTGGTCGCCCCAGCCCGCGCCTTCTGCGCCAACGCCTCGCGTCGCTTGGCGTTGCCCAGTTCAGTATACGCCGTCTCCAACGCCTCAGTTATCGCGTCGGGGTCGGGGATAACCCGCCAGGAACGCGCGCCGAAACTCCAGTAGCGGATGCCGCCGAACTTCCACCCAGCCCAGAGCAACTCATCAGTCGTGCTGTAGTCCGTAGCGCACACTGGTACGCCACACATCTGCGCCTCCAGGATAGGCAGGCCAAACCCCTCACTCATGGCTGGATTGAGCAACACGTCAAACGCATTCAGGATGATAGCCATGTCCGAGTCGGTGAACATGCCGAACATGAACAGCGATTGGTCAGGAGCGATGACCCGTCCACGCAACCCCAACTGGTCACACATGGCCGCAATCTCAATCGCCCCGTCCATGAGCGTGTGAATGTACATCATGGCGTCATCATGTTTGCGAGCAAACTCAGCGTAGCCCTGCAACCCGCTGGAAAAGCCCTTACGGTCGGCCTGGTCTTTGTTCGCCGCCACCATGCCGATTACAAATCTGCCAGGGTCAATGCCCAATTTCTTCTTGCAGTCAGCTTTGTCCAACGGACGGTAGATGTGCGACGGCGCGGAACACGGCACATACATCGCCTCAACGCCCGACTCAGCCAACACCCGTTTGCCCCACTTCGAGTAAACCAATGGCTTTTTGGCTGTCTCCAACGCCTTGACCACTGGCTCTGGCGCAGGGTCATGGTCTATCGGTAACCAGGGGGCGAAATATGGAAACAGACCAGTCAGTGATGGCGGCAACACCCAAACATCCATGCAGGTAATGACCACATCAGGGCGAATCATCTTGACCGCCGCAGGCAACACGTCCTGCCCGTAGCTGGCGGCGTGCATGGACGGCAGAACCGTCGCCTGATACGTCCGCCCATCTTCGACCCAAGACACTTTTTGCGGCGCGCCCTGCAATCCCCACCAGGTACTAATCGTCACATCGTGCCCCAGTTTCAGTAATTCTGGCACAGTTCGCTTGGTCAGGACACTGTAGCTTGTCCCACCCCACGGCACTGTCGAATGCCACAGAACCCTCATCAATCCATCTCCTACAGCGGGCGGCAGACGTGGCGAGGTGGAGATGGAGAGGACTCTACCACGCCCCCGCCCGTATTAACTCGCCTCTCCACGAGCTACACCTAGTAATCCGTGACCACGCCGTCCACGTAGGCGATAACCACCGATGCGTTGGTGGTCAAGTCATTGCCAGACGCCGCTTCGTGCTTCTTCAATACCAGCCATTCACCCTCGCTGCAATACGCTTGCGATGACGTAATTGTCAGCGACTGCGGCGTGTCTGCCGCCCAGACGGTCGCTGTGCCGTTGGTCGTATGGGCGATGGTCGCCCCCGCTACTGTCCCCGATGTCCCATATTTCATGAGAATCAGGTCAAGTGTGCCAGCAACCCCCGTCACGGCGTTGACCTCTTTAATGGTAATCCCACCGTAGCCGTCGTAAACCTTGCACACGTAGCACAGGTCATTGTCATCCGACATAACGCCAGGATTGACCAAAATGTACTTAACCTCTTGAGCCATTGTATTACCCTCCTAACTTTTCGGCGTAGATGCGTCAAACAGGCCGGTAATGCCCATCGCTGGTCGCCAGACGCCGTAGGCGTAGACCGCCGTCATGTTCAACTCTATGCCACGCCGCGAGGCGTCGCGTTCATCCTCCAACCGTAGCGCACGCCGCATGTCAATCGCCATCGCTACCGGCGAGAACATGCCACAGTAGGCATCATCATTGGCATTTACGCTGATGTCCGCTGTGGTCAGGATGTCCACCCCGGCGACGCTGCCCACGAACCAACGCCGCATCACCTCGTCACTCAGCCAAGACGAGACCGGCTGCGTCGAAGCGGCGACGCTGGACGCCTTCGCCAACTGATGCCACTGGTAGACGTGCATCACACAGTAGTACGGTGGCGGAGCTTTCGCCGCTTTGAGTTGGCTCAGCATGGCGAAAAAGTGTCCCCAAGTGATGGTCGTCCCCGCTGCCCCAACCGTGCCGCCCGTCAGGTTGGGCAACAGGCTGAGCATATTCGTATTGATGGACTGAGCCATGCCCAAACCGAGTTCACGGGCCGCGTCAGCCCGCAGGCCAAACGGGTCGGCACTGAGACGACGGTCGGGCAAGAAATACTGTGCGCCGAACTCGTAAGGCGTCAGCGTGGCTACCACGCTAGGCGTGAACGCCTGGCTCTGCAGGTCGTCAGTCTCGTTCAGTTGCGCGATGGTGACCGAACTGTATTGGCTACTGGAACGCGACTGCACTTCGTCATCGCCCGAAAAATTAGTCACCAGCCGCGACATGAAACTCTCTTCGCGGGCGATGAACCAGGCATCCTCGAAAATCGTTTGTATGTAGGTACTGATGTCCTCTGCTGGGTTTAGAACTCCCATATTAACCTCCGCTATTGTTTAACAGGAGCTTTGGTGATGACCACACCACCGCCACGTGCACGCGGGTCGCCGTCCCAGATTGAGCCACCACCAGACATAATCCGCGCATAACGTTGCGCCGGCGTCTCCGCCTGACCCACCGCCGCGCCCTCCGCTGGATTGAACGGCTCTAACCTCTGGCCGGGCCGCGTAAACAGATACGGCTTCGTAGCCTTCAGCCCCTCGATTGCTTTCTGAATGTCACTATCCGCCCCGTCGCTGTCCGGGTTTATGGCCTGGGTCGCCATGATGAAATTTGCGTCTTGCGGATCAACCGCCCCCAGTTTGCCAGCGATAGCCATGACCTTCGCCTGGAGAGCCACCGCACGGCGTCTCTCTCGCTCGGCCTGGTACTCCTGTTCCAACCGCGCCAATTTCTCGGCCATCTTCTCGGCCTCGCTCTTCTGCGCGTCTTTGAGAGCCTGCAACTCCTCAGCAGCCCTCTTCAGTTCTGCGTAGTCAGCGTATTTCTGCCGTTCACGGCGCAAACGTTCAGCCAATAATGCCTCAAGCTCGGCCTGCGTGAACGTCTTGCTCGTTGGCTCCTCCGTGTTTTTGGGCGTCACGTCCGCCGGCGGCGTTTCAACCGCCTGGTTTGTTTCCTCTGCCATCGTTACCTCCACCGACTGTTACCGCCGTCGTCGCGTTGATTTTCTGGCTTTGCCAGCTTTAGCCAATCCCAGCAATTCCTTCAGCGTCGCTTCAGACTGCATGTGCCCCCATGCCTTGTCAAGCTTGCGCACGGCCAGCTGGTCGAACTCGAACTTACCATCACGCCAGGCTGCCCACTTGGCTTTGCCCATCATGGCCCGCTGCACTGCCTCTGGCTGCTTCTCGAACCACTCACGGCCCGTCTCAAATTGGACACGCTCCATGCCAATCAACACCGGCACCATCGTGCAACGTCCGTTCCAGTGGTCTTCCAGCGGCTGCGATAATGGGAACTCCCGGCCGTCCATAGCCAGACAAGCCAGACACGTCCGCCTGTCCTTCGCCGCCAGCCAACGCCAACCCTGCACCACGTCACCGTTGGCGACGTAGTTGGCCCGCGTCGCCTCGCGGTAGGCGTACAGTTGCGTTGTACGCGAGGTACGCAACGCCCAGGTCAACCCCTGCCCCACCGCGCCGCGCAATTCAGCGGCAATGCG